TAATACACATAATTCAGGTGATAATTCAAAAGCATTTAGAGGAAACTACGCAGGTATAGGTTATGAATGGGACGAAGATAATCAAATCTTTTGGCCTAAAAAACCATATGCATCTTGGGTAAAAGATGTTGCAACTGCAAGTTGGAAATCACCAATTGGTGATGCTCCTGAGTTAACTGCAGAGCAAGAAGCTCAAAATACACCAGCAGATGAAAATACACCTGCAACTCACGCATGGCATTATGTTTGGAATGAAACTAATCAAAGTTGGGATTTGACAGATTCTATGGCATAATTTATATTTTGTGGTGGTATGCAAAAGAAAATATTAAGCGAACAAGCACTATATTATGGCGATGTAACGATGCCTGAAAATTGGGACATTGACCGAGATAAATTATCTATCGATATTTTACAATCAATAATTCAAAATAAAAATTTTCCATTCTCACGAACGTTTGATATGTTAAACACATATGTGAGAGAACATATATATTTAAACTATGAGTTTTCTTTAATTAACAAAGATACCTTTGGTAATATTTATAAGCCAGGAGAAACTTCACACCCTTTTATAAATATAGATCCAGTGGATCTACGAAACTCTCCAGATTACACATTTCTATATGGTGTAAAAGTTAAAGAATGTATAGTTAAAATACACTATGAAGATAATAGACGTAAAGGTAGATCTTGGAATATACCATTAGAAAATAATAAATTTATTATGTTTCCATCAACAAATATGTATTACATAACCAATAATCAAAAGGATAGTTTGAATTTTGTACAAACTATATTGTATGAATATATATAATTATTATTGGTATTTTAGTGGTGCGCTAACACCTAAATTTTGTGATGATGTAATAGCTTATGCTAATCAACAAAAAGAAGTAATGGCTAGAACAGGTGGCTTTAGTAATAGAGAATTGAATAAAGAAGAAGTATTAGATTTGAAAAGAAAAAGAAATTCTGATTTAGTGTGGCTAGATGATACTTGGATATACAAAGAATTACATCCTTATGTTCACGAAGCTAATAGAAATGCAGGTTGGAATTTCGATTGGGAAAGATCTGAGTCTTGTCAATTTACAAAATATAAATTAAATCAATATTATGATTGGCATTGT